TCTTTTACATCAAAGTTTTTAAACTCTGGAGTTGCAGAACAGTGTATTATTATTTTATCTATTTTTCTCATTATGTATCCATCTACTTATAGTGTATCCTATAGTACAGATAAGTAATATAATTTTTAAAGCAAGTTCAACATCAGTCATCGAGACCCCTAGGGCTAAAGTATTGTAAAAATATATTTTCAAATCTGTATAGTTCATTATGATTCTTTTTCGTCTTCTAGAACTTCAAATTCTCCTGTCTTTAGATCAACATTAATTTTTCCGTAAGACTTTTCTAGTTCTTCTTTAGTTTCTTTTTGTTCTAGATCAATAGAATAAATAGCTTGTTGTAATAAGAATATTTGATATTGATAGTCTCCTATTCTAAGTTTTAACTCAGCTTTTCCGTTTTCTTGTTTTTGTAGTAACTCTAACTCTTCTTTTTTTAATTTAGACATTTTAATATTTTTTTAAGTGAATAGTAAATATATTATTTTTTCTTCTTTTTTACTACTTTTTTACTAGACCATAATTCATTTGTTAATTCAGTAAGCTCATATTCTTTAGCCTTTTCTACGTCTCCTTGAATTATTAAGTCTTGACCTTCAGAGTAATTTACAGTTACGTTTCCGTCCATAGTACTATTTGAATACCAAATCTTAATCTTATTGTCTTGTATCACTTCTACTCTTTGTATTTTTTTCATATTATTTACAATTACAATTTTGTTTCAATTTGTCTACTTCTGCTTTTAGTTCTTGTATCGCTTTTACTAATATTGAAGTCATATTTCCATAAGCTAAAGATTTTAAACCATCAGGATTTTCAGAAACTAAATCTGGAATTAATTTTTCAACTTCTTGTGCAATAAAACCAATTTCATTTTCTTTTTGACCTATTCTATTATAGCTTACAGGATTTAATTTATTAACTATCTCTAATTGACTTACTAAAGGTTTTATATTTTCTTTTAAAGATTCATCTGAACCTTGTGTTAAATTACCTGCAATAGTTAAATTTCCTCCATTTTCTAAAGAAAAAATAGCGTTATTAGCAGTATTTCTAATATTTAAATTATTTGAAGCATCCCTGTTAATTGATGTCCAATTCGCTGAACCACTACTTCTTAATCTTATACTTGCTTCATTTGTTGATATTTCAATATCCCCCGCACTTGTAATTGTCATTGCTAATGCTGAATTGGTAACAAACCCTATAGCGTTTGCTGCTGCATTTGCACTACCATTTACAACAATATAAGAAGTTGAATCACTATTCAATAGTTCAAGTTTACCTGATGTAGTTCCACCACCTTTTATTCTTGAGGTTGAGGGTTTTAATTCAACATCCCCCCCACTTGTAATACGCATTCTTTCTGAATTATTAGTCCAAAAAGCCATTGGATATGCAGCTTGACTATAAATAGTTCTTGCTGAATTTGCACCACCAAAAGAACTTCCTGTTGTGTTATCTATACCAAAATAAAAAGAACCTGTACCATTTTGCATTTCAGTTAAAACTAAACCACTTGAATCTGGATTTAATCTAAATCTTTCTCCTTTAACATCTAATTTATAAACAGGGTCTAATCCTAATCCTACGTTTGCATTGTTTCCTTTTATAATTATTCCATCAGTATAATAAGCATCATCTTCTGCTGAACTTGCAGTTGTTTTAACTTGGAATTTTAAATCTGCGTGTGTTGTTGATGCTCCCTCTACTAGTCTTAATTTAGCTGCTAAAACATTACCTGTGCTTGATGTTCTTGTAAAGGTTTGAACAACATCTTCTGCTGTTGTATCTCCTGTTCCACCAAATATGTTAAAATTACCTATTGGCAAATCAGTTTGTATTCCAACTTTTCCATTTCCTTTTACAATAAAATCTGGATTTCCATTAGCATCTCTGACTTCAAAAGTTTTTCCACTTGCACTATTTCCACCTCCTTGAACTAATAAACCATAAGATGTAGCAGTTGAGCCACTATTATTATTTATTGTAACTAAAGGAGCACCTGATGCTGCTGCACCACCAAACGTTGCTCCAACTCCAGTTATATTCCCTGCAAAAGTTGTGTTTCCATCTTTAGCAATCCTCATTCTTTCTTGTAAAGAACCACCATTTGGTCTAGTACAGAAATATAAATCTGTATCTCTATCTCCTGCATCATCAAATTGAGCAGCAATTCTTGCTGTTACAAAACCTGTAGAATTAAAGAAATCTATTGGTATAAAGTTTCCGTCTGTATTACTCGTGTTTTGTAAAGTTATTCCTATATCAGAACTAACAGTTGAACCTGTTTGTGTATCTGCACCTATTGATTTAAGTTTTAATGATGATGTTACATTTCCTGCAAAAGTTGAGTTTCCGTCTCTTGCAAAAGTTAAAACATCTACTGCACTTGATAAATCATCAGGATAAGCTCTAATTTTTAATAAAGTTTGTTGACCTTGTAATCCCCATAATCTGTTATTAGCAGTTTGGTCGCTTTCATTTAATAAAAAAATAGGATTTGTTGAATCTACTTTTACTTGTCCTGCAAAAGTTGCGTTTCCTGAACTGTTTATTGAAAGCTTAGGTACTCCAGAAATTTGTAAATCTACCGTTGAACCATCTAATTTAACTGGTAAGTAAACAGAATTATCTCTATCATAACTTTGGTAAAAACTTGAACCAGATGTATAAATCATTTCAGCACCTGCACCTGTTTGTGTTGTAAAACCAGTTACTTTAACACCTCCAGAAATAGCACCACCCCCTGTTACACTAATCCCTGTGCTTGTAGTTGCTAATTTTGTTACGTTATTATGTCTTAACCCTACACCCGCGTTTTCTACATACTGAACTCCGACTTCACCATTTGTTCCGCCAATAAGAACCTGTGTACTACCTTGTAAATTTAATGTCCCTGTTCCTGCATCTTTTATATAACTATTACTTCCATCGTGATATATTTCTAAGTCGTTTGACGTTCCAAAATAGGCTTTTTTAGAATCTGGTAAACTTACATCTCCTGCTATTGCAGTATTTCCACTTGTAGCATTTACTGTGAATTTATCTGTATTTACTGCAAAGTCTCCTGTACTAGACAAACCTAGAGTAGTAGTTAAAGAACCTGTAACAGTTAAAGCTGTTCCGCTTTCTGAAACTATAGAGTCTCCTATTGTATTAGCAGTAGTAAAGACTGGTAAGTTTCCTGTAGTTCCTTGTCCGTCTATTTGACTATGATCTAGTTTAGACCATTCGTTATTAGCATCTGCTATAACCCAGTCTCCTATAGACCAATTATTAATTCCGTTTAAGTTAGTAGTACCTGCAAAATTAACTACATAGTATTGACCTTGAGAAATAAAAGGACTAGCATCAATAGTATATGCTTCTGCGGTGAGCATAATATCTGCGTCTAGAGTTAATTGAGTATTACTATCAATAACTGTAACTAAAGCAGTTTGTCCGTCTACTTGGTTTATTACTTTATTTCCTACGCTTACAGTAGTGTTAAAATTTTGACTAGAATCTATTAATTTAAAAGCAGTAGTTGCTCCGTCTGTAGTTCCTGAGTCTACTTCTCCACCTCCACTAGTTAAAGTAGGTGTGTTAGTTGCAGCGTCCCAAGACCCTTTAAAAACTAAACCACTAGAAATAGAATTTATTTGAGATTGTACTTTTCCAAACGCTTCTAGAATAGTATCTGAAGGTTCTATATTTCCTGCTGCAGGAGTCGGAAGTCCAGTTAGAACTTTTGCAGTAACCGCTGAATTTAATAAAGTAACAGCTCCGCTTACATTACCGCTTCCGTCAACACTAGATATAGTTCCTGTAGCTTCACTAGTTAAAGATAAATCTCTAGCAGTTTGCCAGGCTGTAGCTGTATCTGCATTTCCTGTCAAGTCTCCAGTTACATTTCCAGTAACATTTACGTTTATAGTAGAAGGTAAACTAATAGTAGCTGTTTGAGCTGAGACAGTACTTACAATTTCATTAGCAGTTCCTAAAATAGAAAGACTTTCAGTATTTAAATTTATATCACTAGTATTAGTTCCGTCTGTAATGTCTAAATCACTTGCAGCGTCTAGCGTATCTACATAGGCAGTAGTAGCTAATTTAGTACTATTGTCCCCTGCAGTTTGTGTTGTAGCTACAGAACCGTCTGGCATAGTAACCCCAGTAGATAATAAAGAGATTTCTAGTCCTTGGTTTGAAGCTGCAGTTGTTATTTGATTTGCTGTTCCTGTTACTGCTAAACTTTCAGTATTTAAGTTAACGTCTCCAGTTCCACTGTCTCCGCTAAAGTCTAAGTCTGAAGCTGCGTCTAAAGTGTCTACGTAAGCAGTTGTAGCTACCTTAGTAGAATTATCCCCTGCAGTCTGAGTAGTAGCTGTAGTTGCTGTGTTTATAGTTCCGCTAAGGTCTCCAGAAAAAGTTGCACCTGTATATGTGCCGCTTATAGTTACATCGTCAGGAAGTCCAATTTGTAATTGTTGACCACTTGCAGAAGTTTCAATTTCATTACTAGTCCCAACTATAGCAAAAACCTGAGAGTCTAAATCTACTGCTCCTGGATTTGTTCCGTCTGAGAAGTCTAAGTCTTGAGTAGTTACGTGAGTATCTACATAATCTTTAACTGCTGCCGAAGTAGGTAGAGAAGTGTCATTATCGTTATTAGATATGCCGTCTGCCTCATTAACAAGTTTATTGATAGTCACTGCTGTAGAAGTGCCTTTAAAATTAGCAAATTCTAGAGTTCCAGTAGACTTGAGGTCTCCGCCTGTGTTTAAATATACACCTGAATTATTCCCTAACCCATCCGACAACTGTTTAAGAGCTCCAGACAAAACATCATTATCTGCAGTTTTTATTAAACTTTTATACGTTAAACTTATTTTATTTCCTGTTAGTGTACTCATTTTTTATTTTTTTTAGATAAACTAATAACTTTTTAAAGTTTGTTTTTTTTATATTATATTCTTTTTTCATAATACCCATCCTACCCAATTAGCTTGTCCGTCTGGATACATATCGTCATTACTGTTTGAATAGTATTCAGGAAATTTAGTCGAAGCATTATAATTCATATAGTCGATAAATCTTCTAGTATAGAAATCTGCATAGTCTCTATATTTTTGTACTAAAAAATCTATCTCTTCTTTTGAAGGTAAGTCTGCATTTTCAGAACGATGTCTATAAGTTCCTCCTTGCTTAACTGCAAAATTAGAAAACGGTAGGTAGTCGACCATAGCAAACATTATAAGCATAGGCTGTACATAATCATTCACTAATAAAGTATAGTCAGGATTTGCACCTGGTGTTAAAGTTCCTGCAGTAATTAATTCCGCAATTTTGTTGTATAACTCAGTACCCAAATAATTTTGAATGTGCATTTGTTGGGCTATCTTAATAAATGGAATTAGCTTGTCCGTATCTACCGACCCATCTATTATGGTATTTCTTACTAAGTCTGTTCTCGATATAAATAATGCTGTAGCCATTTCTTTTATTTTCTATAATTAGGGTCTAAGCTCCACCAGTCGTTTTTAGGCTGTGCAACTTGAGCAACTTCAGGGACGTTAGTTTCTATTTGAGCTTCCTTTTTTAGACTTGGGTCTAGAGCTGCTATCTTACGTCTTGCTTCCGCTACTGTAATTCTTTTGTTGTTTTTTCTTAAATACGTTCTACGTTCCCAGTAATGCTGACAATTAACTCCTCCTTTATATAACCATAAATTATAAGTACTAGAACCTTTTGGAGCTAACTCTGAATTATCTGAACTTTCTTTATTTAAGTCCTCCATTCTATAAACTTTTCTAGCTGCCCACATTTTCTGACAAAATTCTCTTTGCGGATTATTATTTCCGTAATATCTGTAACGTACTTTTATTATGCTAGTATCTTGAGAGCTTTTTTTGTTAGGCGTACTAGTTGGAACTGAAGCTAAGTCTGTAGCAAAGTTTAAAGACTCATTCAAAATTTTATCATATTCATTAGCAGGTCTAGAATCAATTAATTCGTAACCCTCCATTTCCTCATCTTCTCCTTTACTTTCTAGTTCACTTAATATAGCCTTAGTTAGTTCTTCGTCTACATTTAATGGAACACAGTTCGGAACTTCTTTACCGTCTTTCATTTTAGTTCCTATCATTTCGTATCCTGGTTCACAGGGTTTTTTAAGATCAGTATGTTCTTGACAGGGCATATACCAAGTTTTACCTTCCTCTTCGTGTTCGTGGTAACCCATACATCCCATTTTATTAGCCTGGTCTTCTGCTTCTTTAATAGTTTCGTAAACTTCTTTTCCGTCTATTTTCTTTAAAGAAAACTTTTGTCCTGTCTCCTCTTCTATTTGTTCTTGGTTAGTAGCATTAGACAAGTCGTTAAATTCTAAAGGTTGTAGCGTTTTAAAGTATAAATTAAGCACTATCTCGTTGTAGGCTAGTATATCGTCAAAAGCGTTTAGTAATAGTTGCTGAAAAGGTCTAATAACTGTATTATCCATTAACGTAGAAGCAGTAACGATTTCTTCTGCATTATTTCCAAAGCCTGTCATATCCTTAATTCCAAATAAAATTGGACTAGTAACTCTATGAGCTACCATTATTTTACGCATAGATTCGTTAGATAAAAATTCATATTGTTGAGGAGCGTCACTTAATTGAACTGCCTCCATAGTAGCAGCAGACTCTGCGTTGTCATTAAAAGCTAGTATAAATCTACCTGCGTTTGACGTTCCCTGGTATTTTGCAGCTATTTTTTGTTCTATAATATTTCTTTCCTCTTCTGTAGGAGTTCCGTTATTAAAGTTTAAAAGCATTGAAGGAGCTAATCCATTCATTATGTTGTTTAAATGATAGTTAGCAATTTCCTCTTCTAGTTCTGCGTATTGTATACCCCCTTGGTAATCAACAGGACTATAATATTTAAATCCTGCTCTATAAGGTTTTATGTATAGTATTTCAATTTCACTTCTAGAAGTTCCAAATACAGGTAGTCTTTCTAGAAAGTCTCCTTGTTGATACTCTTCCCAGTCATAAAAATAATAGTAAGCAGGAATATTTCCTTCCTCATCTACTTTCTCAGCTCTAAGAGTTTCAATAGGAACGTGCTCTACTTGAGCTATTCTACTTCTGTCTTGAGTGTATATAATTTGCATTGCACATTGACCCATTAATTTTAAGTCACTTGCTAGTTTCATTTGCATATCCTCAGAAAGCATAGACTTCATTTGAGCATACTCTGCAGGTTTCTTATTTGAGTCTGTAGCGTCTAAATAGCGACCTACTATCATTTGAGAAATACCATTTATAAGAGCGTTATTTGTAGCAGAACCGTTATACCTATCAATAAGAAATTGAAAGTAGTTATTGTCTCCTCCGTATTGAATCCACTCTTGGTTAGATACTTCTTTGACTTCAGGAGTAGTATAAGTGCTTAATTGTAAAAAATTAACTTTCATATTAGTATATTATATAATCATTATTTCCAGAAGTGTTTTCTATGTATAATCCTTGGTTCATATCATAATAATTATTTGTTTCTTGGTCAATAGTTTGATCTGTACAAAATATTTTATCTCTAAAAATAACAGTTCCACTAGTGTTAGAAATTTTTAAATCATAAAACCTTCCTTCTAATAAATCTAAATTTATTGTAATATACATTATATCATTTGTTATTACAATTCCTACTTCGTCTTCCCAGTCATAATTAGCTAACTGCCATTCAAAAGTATTTGTGTTCCAGTCACTACCTGTACTTAAAACGCATATTTGCTCATTAGTACTTTCATCTCTTATACAAATCTCTGCGTCTGTAACATACTCTCTAGGTATTACGCTAAATGTTTGATCTGCATTTGAAGTTGTTAAAACTATCATTTACTTGTTTAATAGTATAACGTAATAATTTCACATTTTGCATAATAAATATTAAGAAAAAGAAAAAGGGCTATAAAAGCCCTAATCCTAATCTAAACACAGAAAAAAACTTTTTATGCAGGGTCTATAGAAGCTCCAATAACTAAAGCACTAATAACAGCACTTGCACAGAAAAAAGCAGGTAATTGCTCTTGAGCTGTGAATGTTAAATTGAATCCAGTGAAATCTGCTAAAGCAGTTCCAGTTCCGATAGTTCCTGCTGAAACGTCAGCTCCATTATAAGCTCCAACTAAAAAATAATTAGAATTAAAGTCCTGAACAAATACGTGAGGATTTCCTTTAGCTACGTCTTGCAACTCAGCTTGAGTATCTTTGTCTAATTTTTGTAATTGAATATTTACATTTTGGTCATAGTAAACCGTTCCGTTTTCAGCACTCGCTGTAATGGTTTCCTCCATTCCTGAAGAACCAGGTTTTACTAAGTATTGGTAAGCTGCAGGAGTCTCACTAATAGTGGTAACTTCTGCTCCAGTAACTGACAAAGTACCTAGTGCTCCAAAGTCTACTAGTATAATACTTTTAATGCCACCTACCGACTTCAAACACGGAAGATTTCTTCCTGTCGATAATATTGAACAACTCATATTTATATATTTTTGTAAAAAAAAAGGGCAAGTAGGTTGTCCCCACCTACCCTAAATTTTTGGTTAATTTAATTATTAAGAATAAACTACAACGTCAGAAGAGATACCGTAATTTACAGAACCAGAAAATCTTGCGATAATTCTTGCGTTTTGTGAACCATCTAAGTCCCCCATATCTAGAAGTTTAACTTCATTTAAATTTCCTACTAGAGAAGTTCCAAAATAAATATTAGATTTCTCTGCAGCAAACATAGTGTTGTCTTCCATTCCTTGTGCAACGAACACTTTTACTCCGTCAAAAGATAGTGAACCGTTATTCCACCACTGAGTTCCCATAGAATTTGTACCTGCAGCACCTAGTCCGTTAGCTCCGAATCCACCTAAAGCTCTTACATAAGCTCTAGCTACATTTTGAGAAACGTATAAGTATAGGTCTTCTTTTCCATATAAAGCAGCAGGAATTTGATCTACAACGAGACCCATCTGAGCTATTACGTTTGCAGCATCAACTGCAGCAGAAGCGATTTTTTGAGCAGCAGGGATAGTAGCGTCAGCAGCAGCCAAAGTTACTAAACCGTCATATTCTCCTGGATTAGCGTTAGCACCAGACCAGATAGTTTGCTCTGTTTTTTGAGCAATTTCTGCAGCAACGTGAGCTAAGATAAATCCTGCAAATGTTGGAGGCATATTTTTAAATCCACTGAAACCCATCTCTTGAGCTTCCCAGTCAGATAAAAAGTCTTGCTTACATAATTGTAAGTTTACTTGTAAGTTAGAAGGCTCAAGGATTCTCTCAGTTAAGTCAATAGTTGACGTAGGAGTAAAATCACAGGTTGCATCTACTACTAACGAATTAGTAGAAACTTTTTTGATTACTTCTTTGTAGTTAATATTCGGTTTTACAGTTATTCCACCATCTTCAATAGTACTTGCACTTAATAAAGCTGCAGCTATATATTCGTTTGCGAATACTCCTGCGTAAGTAGTAGTAATATTAGTTGTAGTAGCTAAATTTACATTTCTTTTCATTTTATTATTTATTTTTGATATTATTTAATTTAGACAGAACTCTATCCATAGTTGTTTGAGGTCTGTTTTGTCCAAACGCTAATCCGTCATTTTTTTGGTTAGACGGTGCGTGAGCTAGAGGTTTTCTAGCAGGAGTTTTTGACATTTTTTCTTTTACTTTGTCTACTTCTCCGTATTTCTTTTTTAACTCTTCAATTTCTTCTTTAACTTCCTCGATAATAGGACTTACTACTTCTACTACTGCAGCTATAATATCCCCTAATTCAGGAGCAACTTCTTCAGGAACTTCAACGATTATTTCTTCTTCTAAGTCTTCTTTTACATCTTCTCTTTCATCTTTGATTCCGTCTTTGTATCCTTCTTCTTCTGCTTCAGGAACAGTTTCAAGTCTTACTTCGTCTATCATTCCTTCATCCTTTACAATTAACATACGACCATCTTCGATCATATATTCTCCTGCAGGAAGTGGAACTTTTTCGTCTTCGTCTGTTATGATAAAAACGCTCTCTCCTTTGTCATAGCTATCGGCAAATATTCTAGTACCGTTGTCTAAGACAAGTTCTTCTAGTTCAACATTAACTCCTAGGAGTGTGTTGATCTTTTTTAACATTTCACTTGCTTTCATTATTTATTATTTATTTATTAATGTTTATTCTATACTATTAGCTTTATTTATCATATTGATAATAGTACTTTCGTTTTCGTCTTGTTCTCTGTATTCTAGTTCCATATCTATAAATATTCTATTTCCGTAACTATATATATCTGAATTGTTAGGGTCTATACCTAGCTCGTCAGATAATTGTTGATATGAGTTTAGTTTTTCTTCTAGATTATCCATTTTGATTTTAAACTCTGAATAGTAATTATCAAAACCTTCAAACTTTTCGTAGAACTCGTCAGCTAATCTTTTAAAAGAAATATATTCGTCATAGAAGTTTATAGCCTCTCCGTATGCTGTTTGATACCTTTCTCTACTTACTGACTCAGCTTCACTTAAAGCACTATCTAAATCGTCTATAGCAGCTAATTCTAATTTGTTTTCAGCTTTTAGAATAGCGAAGACTTGGTTGTCTTCAGAGTATAACTTATTTAGTATGTTTTTAAATGCGTTCATATTATTTCATAAAATTACTAAGACCAAATCTTTCGTTGGCTTCATATAATAATTCATCATAAGCACTCTGAAACCTTTCTCTTACATTATCAGTATTCATTAACGCTTCAGTTATGCCTGTATAATTTCTTATTAATTCGTCAGGATTTACTCCTAGATCGTTAGCTACAGATTCTAATTTTAATATATATTCTCTCATTACGTCAGCTTGTTCTTCTAAATCTCTTGCTGAGCCATTAATTATATAATTATCTACCGCTATACTTAATTCAGTATTAAAGTCGTTAATTTTATCTATCCACTCATTTAAAAAATCTGCTCCATAACTAGCCTCATCGTAAGATTGCATAAAGTAGTCTTCGCTACTATCTATATCGTCTACTAGTGAAAGGTCTACTTTTTTAGAAAGTTCTTGTTTTCTAGCGTTCTTTAGTTTGTTAAGTATTATTTGTTTTGTGTTCATATTTTATAGTTTTTCCATATTTTGTGCCGTACTTACAATTTCTTTATTTTCATCTAAAAATGATCTAAATATTCCTTCCGTTAAAGCAGCGTCTTCATACTCTTGAATACTCATAGGGTCTATACCTAATTCACTTACATTAGCTTCTAATCTTTCCATAGCTCTTTTTAAATCACTCATATAAGCTATATAATCAAATTGCAAGTCATATAATACACTTGCTTCATTTTGTAAATCTATATATCTACTAACCCAGTCATTAGAAAAGTCATCTAGTTTTATTCTAGCTTCATCTACTACTCTATTAAAACCGTCTAAGTCACTTAAAAGACTTAGCTTAACTTCTTTAGAAAGCTCAGTTTTGCTTTGAAATAACTTATTAAGAATTACTTGGTTGAATTTAATAGCCATAAATATCCTTTATTAGTTTAACAACTGTAAAATTTATTTTGCATTTTCAGTTTATCCTGTAATTCTACCTATACCCTGACTCCATAAACTACCGTCACAACATTCTCTAGAATAAGTATTTTCGTCTTTACAATAACACGCTCTAGAACTACTGTTAGGACTAGCAGGATTCCAACGTGCTCTATATGGAATAGCCTGACTACCTCTATTAGTTTTATTAGTTCTCTTTCTTATTGGCATAGTTTGCGTTTTTAATTAAAAGCTCTTTAAGTTTTAATAAATTGATACCTGCTTTTATTTCTGACTTAAAATTATCTTTTATTTTTTCATTAGGTCTTTCCTCTTTGTCTAAAAAGAAACCTTCTATACTGAAACCTTTTACGTCTCCACTTTTTACAAAGTCATTCCAGATTTCATCGTTATTTACTTTTACAGCACCCATCCAAGTCCCTACTGGAACATCCATACCATATAAAGCAGTTTTATCTTTTTGTTTGTCTTCTACTATCCAGGACTCTACAAGTGTTAATCCTTCTATGTCAAATTGGTGTTCTAGAGTAGCATTGTTTTGTTTTCCTTTCATTAAGAATAACTCACTAGCTTTCTTAACAGTTTCTTTTGAGAAGTAGATATAGTACTCTTCTTTTCCGTCTTTTCTGTAAATAGTTTTATTAGGAATTAATAAAGCACCCATTAAGATTTTTTTCTCATCGTCTATGGATTTTAGCTTTATTTCTTTTTGGTCTTTTAATGCTACGAAGTTTTCTTCTATAGCAGGACTTTCTACAATACTGATTGCGTCAATACCTCCGAACTCGTCCTCTTCGTCTATAATTAGTTCTACTATCTTCATATATATATAACGTATTAATTATTTATTTTGTTTTTATCCTATCGTTGCTCCCTGGACTATATTTCTGTCAAGACTTTGAGCAGTTGTAACTTCATTACTAACAACGTATGCTTTTATAGGTTGCTGAGTTTGTCCTGTAATTGCTTCTGCAAGTTGACTAGTATCGTTTTGACCTACTATATTAAAAGCAGGTGCACTTTGAACTGGAGCTTGTATTGTTGGAGAACCTTTGTCTGTTCCACCTGCCGAAGTAGCTACTTTTTTTGTAGAACTAACCGCAGATTTTATAGCCATTATAATTCCTGCAGCTTGTCCTGCGTAAGCAAGTAAGGGTAAAATGTTTTGAGGAAATCCTAGTTTAGCAGTCTCTGCAGTACCTGCTGCTATTGAACTACCTGACTTTGCAGCATCTAAATTAGCTTCGGCTACAGTTATACTAGCTTTATTTTGTAGTGCTCCTATATCAATTAAAAACTCTTGTAGAGCTATAGCTTGTTTAGCAAGTAATAACGCTTTACTTAGTTTAGATTCCTCTCCACCTAGTTGAATTAAATTATCTAAAGTATCAGCTTTAAATTTTCTTTTCTTTTCTTCTAAGTCTAGTTCAGCATCTAATACTTTTTGAGCTTCGTCTATTTTTGTTTGTTGTAGTTTTTTAAAGTCTTCGTTTTCTTGATCTTTTACAGCTTGATCTTGTTCGTCAAATTCTAATTGTTGATCTGCTAACTTTTGTCTTTTAGCTTCATTTAANATCGG